AGCAGTCAAATCTGTTTGGGATGCCTTGAGAGCAATCGCTGACGTATTTCCACTTATATCAATTTCGGCTTGATTTACCCTTGTATTGATCCCGCTGACTGTTGTTGAATCCGCTTTAAGCAAGATTGCCGCTTCGTTTGCGTCAATGTCGATTTCGGCTTGATTAACCTTTAGCTCAAGCGCATCCAAAGATGCCAAATCCGCAGAGTCTAATACCGCAGCAGCAATAGCATTGTTGACATAGGTTACAGATGCTTTGAGGTTAATCGCCGCTTCAGCAGCATCCAAATCTACCTCTACAGCAGAAAACCTAGTGTCCGTTTGGCTGGACAATGTTTCAACGGCTTGAATTGTTACTGCGCCAGTTGAAGGGTCAACGGTGATGCCAGCGTCCCGAACAATACCTAACTGCTCGCTTTGGGTCGTTGCAAGCGTCAGCATTCTGGTAGCTACTAAATCAACGGTGTTCCCAATATCTTGGGTTTCATTGATGATAGTGGTTACTGACGTTTGATCTGCCTTTACGTCAATGTCTGCTTGTAAATCTGCTACTTCTTGGTCAAGCGTAGTGGTGTCAGCCTTGCCAGTGATAATTGCTTGCAGGGCCTCATCGAAAAAGTCGTAATCAATAACGCCGTCAGCAAAGTCACCTGCGCCCAACTGGATCGTTGTGCCATTCCCTGCGCTTACCCATGCGCTTGCGTTGCCCGTTCTGTCTACCGACCTAAGCCAATAGTATCGCGTCAAGACCACGGTATAAGGGCCATCGATAAATGACGTTCCACTTGTTGTCCCAATGACTACCGCATCGCCTTCCGTCGCAGTGCTAGATCGTTTGATTTCAACATAGCTAAAATCTGAATCGGTCGGGTTTGTCCACGCCAAATCAATCTGTTGAAAAGTCCCGCTGACGGATGGGCTGGTTGGGACTCCTGGCGCTGTTGTATCAACCGCTGGACTAATACCTGTGGTGGTTAAAGCCGTTGACCTTGCCCCAATTGTGTTGATTGACCTTACCGATATGGTGTAGGTCTGACCGCTGTTGAGGTTAAAAATATAATATTCAGGGCTTACTACCGTTGTGGTTTCAGTTGCCCCGCCCGATGCCGTCCAAGTGACCTCATAACCAGTGACAAACGAATCGGTTGATGCCGTCCAGCTTACATCGATGCCAGAAGTAACCGAGCCGTCCGCATTCGTTACAACTGAGCCAGTGGCGACTAAACTGGTTGGCGGCAATACCGTAAACGGATCTGGAAGGTTGGTCGCTGGGTAATCGCGTTCTTCTATTGCGGTGTCGTATGGGTAAATGCCCGATTGATACTCAACCATGCTGACGCTACAACCGCCGTCATAATTCATAGTCAATTCTTCAACTTGGAAAGGCTTGGCAGACCATGCTGGCGTGTCATGCGTTACCGTTACAACATCGCCGACCGATAGCTGTAAAGCCTCGCTGGTCGTTTTAAATTGAACCCTGATGGCGTTCCGTGACCGCAACAAAATGATTCGGGCAAGATCTCGCGCCGAGTAATAATTGGTGATGGTGTCGTTGTCGAAATTACCGACCAACAACGTGCCGCCGTCTTCTGCTAAATAAGTGGTTTCTTCGGTTGAGTCAGCGTCGGGCCATATAGCGTCATCGGGCTCATAATCCAGCTCGTAATTTGGAAACTTGATAATGACTCGGTTGTATTTGTCTTGTTTGCTTTCGCCCTTGATTCCTATGCCGCCGACAATATTGTCTTGGTCAAACGCGAATACGCTGGAAGCCGCCTTGTCAATTCTTAGGCTGTAGACCCCTTGGTTGTATGGCAAGAACCCACGGCAACCGTTAAGCATCATCTCAATATTAGAGAACAGCGTAGCATCCGTTTGGACAACGGCGTTGCACTCGAACAGCTTGCCAGTGGTTCCAGTCGTGTAGAAAGTAACCACCTCGTCGCAGTCTGTAGCCGCTTGCGAAAATGCGGTGTCGTCAATCTGCGCTGAGGTTAAGCCTTTGCCGTATCTGGCATTGGTCAAGTAGTCCCGAATACACAAAGCTGGATTGTTGCTATACGCGGTCGTTGAGTTTCTTGGGTCGAATACTTTTCGCCCTTGAACCACGCAAGTAATGTCTGGGATGTTAGAAAATACGTCTTGATCCCACTTGATGCGAAACGCGATATAAGCAACGCCCCTCAATCGGTGAGCAGAAGTCCAACCAGCATTAGCCTCAGTCAGCAGCGAGTCATAAGTTTGATCGTCTGTGCCAAGGTGGACGTTGTGCGTGACTAATCCGCTAAAGCGAGCGTCGGTGATTAATATATCGTCAAACTTGATTTGACTGACTGCGTTGACCTCGCCCTCGCATAGAACATGCGCTATGTACAGATATTCGTTAGGATCGCCACCTGTTTCGTCTCGCGTAGATATGAAAACCCGCGTACCACCAACCCGCCTGGTTCCGTATATAACAGGGATTGGCTCAACATTAGATTCCTTGTTGAGCAATACGCCGCGCATAGCATCGGACGCTTTCTTGGCTTGCTTTTGGGCTTGCCTTGTCGCTACATAGCTGACACCAGCGCTAACCGCAAAGATCGTAGCTAATAACCAAAACCCCATTATTTACGTCCCCATTTCAAGTCTTTGATGGTCTTTGCTGCAAACTCAAAACCTAGATCACCATCAAAATACAATTGTTGCGTATTGTGGTTTGTTCGCCGCCCGTTCTCTTTCTCAAAGTCCTTCCAGTGCGAGGCAATCTCAACGGTCAATTTGCTTTCGTCTTCGGTATCGTCTATTGAATAACCGACTATCAACCCGTCGAAGATTAGTATTGGAGCGCCCACAACGTCGTCGCTGCTGTCAATGACCGCCCGATAAATCTTAGCTGGCACGTCAATATAATCATCGCCCAAGAAAATAGCGATATAGGTCTGCTCAACCCCTGAAAGCGTGATCGATAAACTATTAACCCGCAAGTCAGAAGTCTCGCTAACGTCACTCACGCCCATAAAGTGAGGGCTGCTAACCCAGTTCGTTGACAAAGCAGACAGGTTTCTATCCCAATCAGTCAATCGGATCACGCTGTCAAAATCAAATTGGATCAGCGTTGCAAGGTTAAAGTTATCTTCACCAATTGCCGTGATCGTTGCTGCGTCAATAGTCCGAGTCATTAAACGGCCTCGATCATGTCAATCTCGTAATCAACGAGCGATGCTGAGCCAAGGTTAAATTCTTGCACGTCATTATTTAGCCGAACGGTAAATGGCACGCTGTCGAAGGTCACTGCGTTATCGTTAGGCACTGCCACTCGTAGCGCTGGCTGGATAGATATATTACCGTTGCCAGCCCGATCAGCCGTCAGCATGTAGACCTTGCTGTGATTGGCAAATTTAACCATGTCGCCAGCTTTAAGCGTTCCAGTTACTCCGTCCACGCCCACAGTTGTAGCGCCTATATCCGCCGCTCCATTGACCAAAATAGTTCCGCTGGCATCGCCTGACTTGCTGCTGATCTGAGGCAATACAATCGTGAAAGTCTCGGCTGACCCACGCTGTGCCATAGTGAATACCAAAATAGGCGCAAATTCTGAACGGGTCATTCTTGTATATTGAGCGCTGAACTCAAATCGTTGACCGCCAATGTTTCTGACTTGCGTCCTGCCTGAGATGCTTTGGCTTGACAGGTTATAATTGACGCTCCTGAAACCTATGGTGCTGAATATCGGTGTTGTTGGGTATGTTCCGCTCATGCTATTGACACCCTGCCACGGTCATTAACCGCTTGGTTAATCATAGAAATTATTTGGCCTCTGCGAGATTGAAGCAACCTATCAAAGCCAGCAGTATCGTTTGCTTGGATTGCAAAATTAACATTAACTTGGGTTTCATTGCTGCTGTTCGTGCTGCTCATTGCAGCCTTCAATTGATCGTTGCTCGATATACGACCTGATCCGCCCATTGTAAGCAATTCTGGGCCTCTCTCGCCGACTAAATAGCTTTCGCCACCCCTTACTTGCCCACCTAATGCTCGGCCTGTTAGCCCTGCAACGGTTTGCCCTGCAACGATACCCAACGAAATCGCGCCCATTGCTTGAATTGCCCCAGCAGATGCTAAAAATCCAGGAAGTCCCGTCAATGGTGCAGCAACCGCGCCAGCTGATATTGCAGCTCTTTGCGTGTCGACTATTATTTGAGCCATTGCCAAGCCTTGCTGTAAAGCAAACGCTGATTTAGCGGCAGCAGATTGCTCCCCAAATGCGCCAGCCAAAACTTGAGTCAATTGACCTGCAACCGATGCGGCTCTCGTTAAAGCCATTTGCTCGATTGCTGCTTTTTGCATTTCCCTTTGCTGCGCTTCCCGCAACTCAATACCTGTGATTTGCTTCTCGGTTTGTTCCGTTAAATTTTTTCTCGCGTCCGCAAATCTTTGTTCAATCAAAAAAGTGTCTTGACCTTTCATCTCAGCTGCGACTACTGCCGCCAAACGATCTTGTTCTAAAAGAGCAAGGCTTTGCGTCAGTTGTTCTTTGAGCCTTTCAACTGGCGATAAACCAGCTTGTTCGGCAATTTGCAGTCTTTTAGATGCTCTCTTTTCTTCAATTTGTATTTGCTTTTCTAATGCTTTGTTAGCTCTTTCTCTTTCTTCCGTTTCGGATTTTAACTTTTCGGCGGACTTTGTTCTTTTTTCTGCTTCATCTTTTTTTAGTTCTAGCAAATCATAAAGGCGATTAATTTCTCCTACTTGCTGCGGGGTTGCGTTTCTTATTCTTGCGAGCTCTAAGTCTCTGGCTCGTCCAACTAAGCCAAAAAGATTAACTTCTTCTTTTAAACCGTCTATCAGGTCATTTGTTGTCTCGCTCACGCCGTCAATTTTGTCTTGAAGCGAATTATATTCGTCCTGAAGCTCAATCAACTTTGTTTTATGCGCGTCAAGTTCTTGGAAAAGCTCTTTGTATTCTTCTGGAACGAAAAACGATTCTACTTGCGTTGCATAAGTGTCAAGCGCAACTTTTGCTCTTGTGATAACCAACTCTTGGGCTTCTAGCGCTTCCTTGCTTTTTTCTAACTGGGAAGTTAATTGCCTGAGAACTACTTTCTTGTCTTCCTTGCTTAATTCGTTCAATTTAGCAGCTAAATCCATAGCCCGCTGCTCTACTTCTTCCATTGTGTCGCTGGTATCCATCAATCCAGCAAACATTACACCGCCGAGCAGCGCCGCAAAAGAAATTACGGCACCAGCAACAGCGCCGCCAGGACCAAAAACAGAAGCTAACTGTGGCCCCTGTTGCCCTAATATGACAAAAGCATTGGTGCCCATTT